CATGTTGCGGGAGCTGACACCGAGAAGCCCTATATTGTCATCAGCATGGGGAAAGACGTTGATGAGAGTGACTGGGCTGGGTTCCGGCGGGATATTGAAATTTGGCCCAACGTGGCCCGGACGAGCTTTGTTAGCGTGGATTCCCTGGCCCAAAGTATCATCGAAACCCTTTCGGAACCCCTCACCACCGAATCTGGGGGAACCTTCTCCTGTATCTATGAGGGGGTCGTCGGAGATGACGTAGTGGATGTGGAGTGGGACATCATCACCAGAGGTTTGCGTTTTACTGTCCTGGCATTACAACCCATACCTGTTACAGAAAAGGCTCCTGAAGATCCCTGGCTTACTGCCTTGGCAAGCTGGACGGAGGGTCTTCTGGATAACTGGACGGTCTACACAAATAAATGGCCCTTGGGATACCAGAAGCCTTGCATCCTATGGCGGGAGGCTGGGGAGGAAATCCAAGACCTTAATCGGGCTGTCTATAAGGAAACCAAGACCTTAATCTGCCATGTTCTGGGCGATACTCCAAACGGGCAGCTGAAAGGCGCTCAATCCATCGTTGCTGGCTTGTGGGATGCGTTTAAAATTGAGTTTAGCGAGAACGAGAACGAGGGACCGGGAGAAGAGGAAGAACCTCCCATCGAACCACCTAACGGGGATGAAGGGGAACCTGTGGATGAAGGGGAACCACCTAACGGGGATGAAGGGGAACCTGTGGATGAAGGAGATGAAACCCCCGATGAGAAGGAAAAGCGGCCCCGCTACCTGACGGTGGAAAGAGTAAAAGCAAACTTCCAGGCAGATGCGCTTACGGCAGGGCAGGTAACAGCGGTACTGAGCAGGGTTGTTATGAGGAAGTTCACTTCTGCTCCATTAATGCAGGAGGTCGCTTTTAAACTTAAGAAAAAGAAAGGGTAGGTGATAAGTTTGGCAGAGGAAACCAAATACCCACTCAACGAACTTCTAGCCCAGTCCCAAGAAATATTCGGGGTGAAGCGGGAGGTCGTTGTAGGGGCGCTCCACGGGATAGAAGTGACCAACAATGAGTTCGCCGTGGACGAAGTGAAGGCGTACATTAAAGAGTTCTTGAGAAGGAAGGTGAGATAATTGGCAGGCGGAACTTGGGATATCTTAGACTTACCGAAAATACCTGGTTTATACATGAACTTTCGGGCGGCCGCCTTGGCAGCCATCCAGCCCGGAGCTCGCGGTGTCGTTATGGTGCCGGTGAAGGCTCACTGGGGACCAATAGAAACTTTTACGACCATTACTCGTGAATCTCAGGCTGCTGATTTATTTACCACAAACGATACTGAAGACGCCACGGCTTACAAAACCTTGCGATTTGCCTTAATGGGTGGGGCCAAAGAAGTTATTGCTTATCGGCTGGATAATGGAAATGCTGCAGCGGCTTCGTTAATATTGAGCGATACCGCAACGCCACCCGCGCCAGCGATACAAATCGAGGGGTATTACAAAGGTGAGCGCGGAAATGACTTTAAAATTACAGTCGCCGCAAACCCGGTTGATGGAACCAAGAAAGATATCAAACTCTATGAAGGAACCACGCTCAAAAAAGTGTTTACCTTCCCGAGTGGTACAATTGCTGCAGCTGTTGCTGCTATCAACAACGATGGTCAAAGACTGATTAAAGCAAGTTTGTTATCAGAAGGGAATGGTATTCTGGCTGATGTGACTTCCCAGCCTTTGGAAGATGGTGATTCTGGGATTGAAGAAATCGCTAACCAGAAGTATCTTGATGCTTTTGAAGCGATGGAGGCTCAGAAGTTCAACGTGGTAACGCTTGATGGGGTAACTGATGCTGGTTTACAAGCGTCTTTCAAAGCCTGGGTCCAGCGCCTGCGTTCGGAAGGGACTCACATTATCGGGGTTATTGGGGGCAGTGCTACAGTCGATAAGGCTGCGGATGCGGTTGACCAAGCAGTGGCTAGGAGTTCGGCGTCTAACTATGAGGGTATCGTAAACGTCGGCTGTGGGGGCTACCTTGGCGGCGTGGAATATAGCTCTGCTGAAGTGGCGGCCTGGGTTGCCGGCCTGATTGCGGGGCAAAAGCTCAAGGAATCCACCACCTATGCATCTGCCCCGTTTAGTGATGTGAATCGCAGGTGGACCAAGACGGAAATGAAGACGGCGGTGGAAAATGGGGTGTTTCTGCTAATCCATGACGGCTTGATTGTGAAGGTTCTGAAGGGCATCAACTCTTTGGTGACTTTACGTCAAGATCAGAACAACGCCTTCAAGAAAATCCGGGGCATCCGGGTCATGGATGCGATTGCTGAGGATCTCCAGAGGACGGCGGAGGCCAATTACATCGGTAAGGTTAACAACACCGAAGAGGGCCGCCTGGCGCTGATTGGGGCCTGTATGCAATATATGGCTACGCTGGCCAAAGGTGAAGTTATCGAGAATACTGGCTACTTCGTACAGCTTGACCCGGATTACTATGGGGAAGGTGCGACCATGGCGCCGGAGGCAGATCAAGTGTTCCTGAACTACGGAGCGCGGCTGACCGACGTGATGGAAAATATCTTCGGAAACTTCTACGTGCTATAGGGGGTGGATTAATTGGCTGATTTCCTGGACACTTCAAGGATTGTTAACGGCCATTACGGGTATCTATACCTGGAAGGGGAATGGCAGACTAACGTGACTGCAGTTACTGCGGATGTGGAACCTGACTACAAAGAGGTATTGGTCTGCGGAACCCGCTGGACTCAGCACAAACTTGGCAGCTTGAAAGGAACTGGAACAATTACCGGCTTCAAGGTAACCTCTGACCTCATCCAGCTCAACTTGCCTATCACCGATGACCGGCGTGGGGCTGTGGTCACGGAGCTCATTACTAAGCTGGATGATCCGGAAGCCTTCGGTTATGAGCGCATTCGGCTGAAGAATGTCAAGTTCACAAAGATTGCTCTGGCCAACTGGAGAGCTGGGGATCTAATCGAGGATGAGTGGCCCTTCGTGTTTGAGGGTGTTGAGCTACTGGACCCGATTGAGGGCGACTAAGATTCATTGAGAAAGGAGGGAAACAATGGCTACTGAGTTTGAAGGAATGACGGATGAGCAGATTATAGAACAATTGCTCGGAAAATCTGAACCCCCAAAAGGGTATTACAGAATCAAGCGTCCCGGTTATGGCTACAATCTGGAGATTGATATGCAAGGTCTTACCGGGGCAAAGGTTGGTAAGTTGCGGGAACAGTGTACTATCAAGGAGAAGAAGCGGGGTCGGGTGGCAACCGAATTCGATGAGGAAAAGTTCAACTGCCTGCTTATTTCGGAAGCCACAATCGGCCTCCGGATGGTAATTGGGGATGAAGAAAACCCGAGGGTAATTGAGCTCAAAGGCTGGGGGGATGAGAAGCTTATGGTCAAAGGTAAGCTCTCCGGCCCTGACCAGGTCGTCAAGCGTTCGCTTTGGGCTGGGGAGCTTGATGCCCTTGGAAACAAAGTCCTGGATCTGTCTGGTTATAACATCGAGTTGGAAGACGTAAAAAACTAATCAAGGCCGGGGGACTCGCAGGGGCATTATATGATTTTTGGGTGAAGCATAACCTACGCCCCGGCGAATTTTACAGGCTTCCTAGAGGGGAACAGCTGTTCCTACTGGCAAGTCGGGAGATTGAGATCGAAAGCGCGAGACGTGGGAAGAGAGGGGGTAGTGTAAGTCATGCCAAATTATGAAATGTATCGCATGGACATTGTGGTGGATGTGAATGATGAGCGGGCCGAAGTTGAATTGCAAAATTTGAATAAGGCTATTCAACGTACTGAGAAGGGTGCGAGGAATCTCGGCAAAGCGGATGCTACCCCCCATGTAGACAAAAGAGCCAGGACCGAACTCTCCAATACAGAGAAGGTTTTGGGGAGTGCAAAGAAACGGGCAGATGTATTACACCGAACAAGGGTCAACCCCACGATTTCCATGCAGGACAGAATTACCTCTTCTTTAAAAAGGGTAGAGTCCAATATTGGCAGGCTAACCCGGGGTAGCCATAAGATTGTCTTGGAAGGCGTAGATCGGGTGACCGGCGTGGCAAGGCGGATTATTTCAACAATCATAAGTCCGCTGGCTCTCCTGGGCGGGGGCGCCGGCGCTGCGGCTTCTGTTATTTTCCCTCTCAGCGTAGCGGGAGAAATGGACCGTGCCCGGCGGTCTATCGAGTTCTATTCCGGTTCTATTGAAGCGGGAAAAGAAAACTTCGAGGACTTCGTGAATTATGCAATCGAATCCCCAATCTATGAGTTGCCTTTTGTCACCCAGACGGCAGGACAACTTCTGGCAACCGGTCAAACTGCTGATTTTGCCATGCGGGCAATGGAGGCTTTTGGTAACGCTGCTATGTATACCGGCGCGGGGCTATCACAATTAGAACTGGCTTTTTACGGCTTCAAACAGATATCTGCTGTAGGCACCCTGCAGATGGAGGAACTTCGCCAGGTTACGGAAAACTTGAACGTTCCATTATCCTGGGTGGCCGAAGAACTGGGTATTACAGGGGACGAACTCAGGAATTTAGGGAGCGCTGCCATTCCTGCCGAAAAAGCAATGGAGGCCATTGTACGGACCTTTGAAAAACGTTTCCCAATGAAGGATTTCAACGATGACTTAATTGCTCTTGCTTCAAATGTTAAAGAAAGTGGTAGAGTTATCGTGTGGGGCTTCGGAGAAGGCATGGCAAAGCCTGTCACCAGAATTCTACAGGACCTTACGGGCATCCTGGACCCCGCAAGCAAAAAGTTTACTGATTTTCGGGAACAGGTTAAGAGTGCCGGGGAACAGGTCGGGGAATCTATGGAGCGGGTATATACCCGCATCAAGGAATTGTTCAGCGACGAACGATTCCAGGGAATGAGCTTCGGCGACAAGATTATTTTCCTCATCGACCGAGGGCTTGATGAAGTTAACAATTATCTGGACGGTCCAGGCGGGGAAAAAGTTGAAAGCATATTCACCAAGCTGGGGTCGATTGCAGGGAGGGCCTGGATAGCGAGCTTGAAAGGAACCTTTACGATTGCTGCAAAAGAAACCGGGCAAGGGAATATCTTTGGTGCTCTGGCTTTTGGGGGGCTTTTCTCCCTCTTGGGTGGTGGCCTGATATTACGGGGTCTTTATGGAGCTGGAAGGAAGGCGTTCAGTGCCAGCAGGTGGATAGGGAGGAACATAATAAAACCACCGGCGGTCCCTCCCATCGTTTCCCCTGGGGTTACGGCCACCGCCGCGGGGACTGCCCCCATCCTGAGCTCTGGTGGGAGGATATCAAACATCCCAATCGGGGCCGTCGCAGAAGAAGCGGGACTGGCCGGGGCTGCCAGCAGGGCGGCGGGGTATGGTTCGGAGGCTCTTGCGGCGGCTGGAGGGTTGGTGTCCCGAGTGGGAAGGTTTGTTGGTCGGGTAGCCTGGCCGCTCGCCATAGGTACGGGAGCGCTTGAAGTCGTCTCCGAAAAGACGACTGCCGGAAAAGTGGCGAAGGCTGCCGAAGTTGGTACTGGCCTCGCCGGAGGCTGGGGTGGTGCCAAACTGGGCGCTGCAATCGGCACTGCGATCCTCCCTGGTATTGGCACCGCCCTCGGGGCTGCTCTTGGTGGTATTGGTGGGTATTTTGGCGGCAGGGAATTTGGTAAGAGGTTAGTTACTGTGAAACCAGCAGAGGCTGGAGAAGAGTCCGCAACTCCTCCCCCGGCCGCAGGGATGGCAGATTTCCGACAGTTTGAGGCTGTACAGCTAGAAGAGGCTGCTCAACTTCAGGCGTTGTTAGTACCCGCCTCTCAGGTTACTGCCGAATACACAGCAATACTCGCCAGCTTTAACGCAAACCTTCAGAACCAGGCCACAGAAATCATTGCCCGGATGGGCGCCTGGTCGGAGCAGGCGTGGACCATTACCGGGATTGCAACAGCCTTTTCAGCAAACCTACAAAATATGGCTAATGAGGTTATCTCAAGAGGTTTGAGCTTTGCCGGGGCCTTATCTGATGCGGCTAACCGGGCGGGATCCTTTGTGATGCCGAGTTTTAGGGCGTCGGAGGCAACTCCTGTTAAGCCTCACGCGGCAGGTGGCATATTTAGCAGTCCTCACCTGGGCGTGGTGGCTGAAGCTGGCCCTGAAGCCATCATACCGCTGTCTGAGAGTATGCGGGAACGAGGGTTGGCACTGTGGCAGAGGGCCGGTAGGTTGCTTGGCACCCCCCACCATGCCGAGGATGGTATCTTCGATGCTGAATCAAAGAGGACCCCACTTTCTGAGTACGTAAGGGAGCGGGGGACGGGCTTGAGGTATCAGATAAGTAATATGTTTAGTCCAGTAAGAGCCCTCGACCCGGCCTTTGCTGGAATGGGGGTAAATACTGAACTGCTTTATGAAGGCGATTACCACTACTCAGAACCGGCCCGGCAGGAACAGGAGCTTACCGTCCCTGTATCTATTTCCAACATTATTGCAAACGTTAGTTCCAGCTTTAATGTAGAGGATATTGCCGAGCAGGTTAGTGAGCAGGTCAAGCGGCGAGTCAAGCGGGAAATCACCAGAGAGCTAGCTCAGGCCGTAGAGAACCGAATATAACGTATAAATAATTCCTCCTAAGAATAAATATAATAAAAAGCGGTATAATAATAATAGAAGGTAGTATTAAATAAACTTTTACTTAATTAAATAAACTTCTTACTTAAAGAGAGGGGGTGATCCTATAAAATAAACTATATTATCTAATATATGGAAGAAGAAAATTATTAAAATAAAAGTTTCATTTGCTTCAATAATTTATGGGGGGAGAATTTAATGACGGAATATACAATAGAAATTACTACATATTGCCCTCATAATTGTAATTATTGTTCTACTAAAGCAACTCAAGATGGAATACATATCGATATAGAAATAATAAAACAATTTCTTAATAGTAATAAA